TTATAATATTCTCCTATAACTTCCTTTAACCAAATATCAAGACCAACTAATCTCTGTGTTAGACTATGATTTTCTGCTTTTAGTTTCCCGATTAAAACTAAAAGTTCGTCTTTGTCTTTATCATAATGTTTGAATACTTCTTCTTCATCTAATTGAATATTAATGGTTTCAGGTTTAATATCCATAAACAGTTTTTCTATCAATTCACACATAATTATATATTATATTTAGAAAATTATTTTTAAATTTTATATTATTTATATATTATTTATTTTATATACTATAATTATATATGAAAAAGGTTGTTGTTAATCAAGAAGATATTAAACAATTAAGAAAACAAAAGGTTTATGATATACAATATAGTGATGATGTAATTGAGGCGGTTAATCTAATTAGTTATAAAAATTCAAAAGTATCACATTTCGGTAGTTCATTATTTTCTAATCTTATTTATGCTGGTGATATTGATTTACGAGAAGAAGTTGATGATATAAATCATATACCTAATATAATGAAATCAGTTGTTGATAAAATCATATCAAGAGATGATTATAATAAAAAATATTTTTTAGGTGATATTAAAAGTGGTAATAAACAAAAATTTCAACCATTAGACGAACATATAGGTATCATTAAAGATGGTGTAATTAAAGGTTATGAACCTAATTTATTTGAATTATTTAATAACAAATATAAAGAATTAGAATTTTCAGAAATTCCACAATTAAATGATAAGGATTTACTTCCTAAATGGTTAAATTTGTATAAAGAATTACATAACGCAATAACTGTAAGATGGACACCTGATGAAATAAGTAAATTATACAAAACAGATGATGGACTAAATTTAATAAAATTAAAAGATGCCGTATATACAAGTGAGTTAAATAAGATTGATATGTATTTCTTTTGTGAGAGTAAAGGACGATTTACAGAAATTACAAACGTATTTTTTTCACAACCTGACACACCTAAAAAAGAACAAAAATATCAAATAGGATTAAATGGATTACAATATTATTATTTAAAACCACAAAATTTATTAAAATATCTAAAACGATATTATTCGTATGAAAGACAAAATCAAAATTGGAAATTTATGAAAATTGTAAGTGAATTTTTAGATGGTAATATTAATATGTTAAATAGTTGTAATACTGATTTAGGTGTATTAGTTGATATGTTAGAATATGGTTATAGTGTAAATTCTAATTTAAATTACATACACGCACATATAAATAATATTATTAATAGATTACAGAATATATTTGAGATTAATATTCCTAATCGTATTTTTGAAGATATTAAAAGTATCATAAATATGAGAGATAGTAAAAATATTATAAATATTATTGAACCAATTAGTGAATATTTTATGTTAAAAATAAATGAAAAAACATTAGAATTTATTAATAGTATTAATATTCCTGTTTTACAATTATAATTTTATTATAAAAAAATTATTATATACATATATATATATATATATAATAAATGTCATTTCCACCATATCCTGAAAAATTTAATACGTTTTATAACACTGGATACAAGCAATTCTGGGGTTCGGGTTTTCCATACATTAAGGATGATTTTGTAGGCGGTTATGCTGGATTAGAATATCCAAGCGACGATGAGAAAAAAGTTAGACAATTACCTGTAATGGATTTACAAAATATTGCGGGTAGAGGTAGAGGGAGACCTAAAAAAAAAGGTAAAGGTTTTTTAAGTGATATGTTAGGCACAGTAGGTTCAGTATTAGGCACTATCGGAAAACCAATTTTTGAAAGTGTCCCTGCGTTAAAGCCATTTGAGGGACTATTAGGAGATAATAGTCTATATGGTTTAGCATCACAAGGATTGAAACATATAGGATTAGGTAAAAAAAAGAGAGGAGGTAGAAAAATGTTAGCAGAAGATGACCCGAGATATGAACCTGATGTAAAAATTCAACCTTACGAAGTTTTTGGTAAGGTTCATAAAGTATATCCACACGATATACCACGACCATCTAAAAGAATTAGACGAAGAAGTAAATCAGTTGAACTAATGGAAGGAGAAGGAGCAGACCCTGAACTATTAAGAGCAGTTCAAAAATATAGAAAAGATAATAATGTGTCTTTAAAAGAAGCGTGGGCGAAAGTTAAAGAAGAGATGAATTTTGTAAAGAAAGTTAGACAAGTATCAGGAGCAAAAAGAGGACGACCTAAAAAGGTAAAAAAAGAGGTTAAACAAAAAGATATGAGAGGCACACGAAACGTTAATAAAGCGTTGTCAAAAGTAAATAGGGGCGATGTTATGAAATATAAACATAAAACAGGAGTTTCTTTAAAACAAGCGTGGGCGGATTTGAGAGGTTCTGATGAAGTTTAAATTAATTTTCTTTTATGTTTCTCGCTATTTAAATGTCTATTTTTGGATACATAACTATATGAACCGCCACATAATTCACATATAGATTTTTCTTTTAGTTTTACTAATAGTTTATCTTTATTTTTTTGATAATATTTTTTTTGATATTCTATATTATTAAATTCTTTTTTAATAGCATTTTCTTGTATTGTTTGAATTTCTTGAAGGTCTTGATTTTCCATTTTATATATATATATTATATATAGAAAATAAATTTTAAATCTTTTTTAAATATTAAATTTTTATTAAACATTCTATTGGGATAAAATAATAAAGACTTTTTTTATCCTTATAATCTATTCTTGGTTTTCTAACAAATTCATTCAATTCAAATTTATTAAATACATCTTTATCATATTCTATGTAGTATAATCCATCTAAAAAATCAAACAAAAATATTTGTTTTTTATTTTCCATAATTTTATTATATGGTATTAGTGTGGTAGGATACGTTTTATACTGATTATTACGAGTTTTCAATTCATAATAATATGTATCTCCTTTAAAATCATATCTTGACACAACAGATGATGATTTTTTAATATTATCATTAAAATGTTTTTCTATCTTAATTAACACAACATCTTCGTTCTTAGTTCCAAAAGAATAATCATTTTTAAAACTTGACATTTCTATATATATTATAATCAGAAATTAATTTTAAAAATGTTTAAAATATTTTAAAAAAACTATACATTTTTATTTTCATTTTTTAACTCATCATTTTGTATATCTTCATCTTTGTGTTTGTGTTTATGTTTATGATGATGTTTATGTTCTTTTTCAATAACAGTATTACAACACGATGAAACACAACTATCTTTTACTGATAAATCTCTAAAAAATTGTCTTACTTTATCACAGAAAGATAATGACATATTATATATAATATTATATAATATATTTTTTTCACCATAATAGTAAATCACTAAACCATCCAGCACTATATTTATTATGTCTATCACTTTCGTGTCTTTTTTTATAATTCGCTCTTTTATTATCATCCAAATTATTATAATCTTTGTATAGTCCAAGTTTGTCATAATACTGTGTATGAGGCACACCATTAGGACGGATACCACCAAAAGAAACAATATATTCACCATTATAGAATACATCATATTTTTTTAATTTTCTTGTTGATTTTCTGTATTCAAAATCATTTAAATTGATATTCATATAATATATATTTAGATTTTAAATATTTTTTTTAGAATTTGCGGAGATAATTTTTTATTATTATAAATATATTTGTAGATTTCTCCGCAATTTCTAAAAAATAAAATATTTTACAATAATATATTAATGGTTGAAATTATTGTATTATGTGTCGTAGGGTTTGCGGTTTTTGCTTATCTATTTTATGATAAATTTAGGTTTTCCTTTTAATGTATGTCTCTAACATCATATTAGCACTGCTTCCCATCTGCTCCGCATCCTTTTTTAGTTCTTCAACATTGAATATAGGGTATTTTTCACTAATAAAAGAATGTCTAAAAATATTAACACCTGCCTTCTTACCCCATATACGTTCTAAATGTTGATTTAATTTAATTGAGTTCATCTTCTTGTTTTGACTATCAACTAATAAATATTTATGTGGATTAACCTTAATAAATTTCTTTATTAACATTAATAACACCTTAGGCACTTTTACGACCTGTTCGCCTTTCTTATCACTCCCTTTATATTTGTTAAAATGAAATTCATCTTTTTTTAAATAGTTGTCAGTTTTCTCATCTATATCACTTATAACAAAATCAACCCAATCAACCGCCCTACGAGGTGGTATATAAATACCAGATGTTAGTGATACTAAAATTAAATCTTGTAATTTTTGATATTCTTGTTTAGTTAGATTTTCTTTATTCCACAAACCTCTAACGCTTTTAATCATCTCTTCAACTTTCTTTTTTACATCATCTTGACTAACCCAATTTTTCTCTTGTGCTTCTGTCTTATTCTGTTTTAAGTTTTCACTTCTATAATGTTCGGCATCATCCATCATCGCTTTTTTATATTTCTTATTATGTTTATCATCTGTAATAGATATTAATGACGAATATATTGTTTTTCTAATATTAGGTTTAACATCTTTCAAATGTTTAATAATGTCATCTTCTTTTTCAAACCAGTTAATATTAAATTCATCACCATCTGTATGAAATTTCTTAAATAAATTTTTTAGTATTGATGTGTATGTATTAATACTATTTTGTGAAATTTTAGGTCTATTTTTTTTGATATCTTCTTTTAACTTTGAAACATCCATATCTGTATATATTCTATATATATAAAATAAATTTTAATATTAATATTTATTTTCTAAATTAAATAATATATACATTATGTATTTACTTGTTTTAACTATTTACGATGATGATTATAAAAATAGAAATAATGATATTATATATAGACATTGTAAATCAAAGAATAAAGCAGAACAAATAGTTATTGATTTAATATATGAATATCTTGATGAGTATTACGCAGGAGAAAATGAAAACTTAAAACAAAGAAACTATTATACGATGGATAATATTAATGATTTATTAACAATGATTAGAACAACATATATAAAATGTAAATTTGATTTTTCTATTAATCAAATATAAGTCATATATGTATTAATATTTATTTTCTAAATTAAATAATATAGTATGGTTGATATTAGAACTACAAACAAATTATTTGAGGAATTAAAACTAAATCCTAAAATGATAAGTAAAAAAGATTTTCATTTTGGTTTCAATACTGAAATGGAACATAGAAACATTACTCACGGCGATTTTGATATTACAAGTAAAATTGTAATAGCACATTTAGAAGAAATACCTGATTATTATAAGCGTCTGAGAAGATTAGAAAAGAAAGCAATGAAAGATTGGAACAATAAGGATAAGAATATATATTTATAAATATACAATATTATTCTCTCTTCTATATCCCCCATCTATCTCATCAATATCTTTTAACTTTTCAAGATATTTATTTATAGTTGGAGGATTATTACACATCCCACATATTTTCTTTTTATATAATCGTATGTTCTTATTACATATAATACATAAAAGTTTTTCACGTTTGACCTTAATTTTAAACATTTCTATATATATTATATTTAGAAAAAAATTTAAACTTAATATTAATAATTAATTTCAACCATTTATATATATTTTAACCTAATGTTAATATAAATGTATGGTTAAACCTTAATTAAAAATTTTTAATTAAGATAATCTACGTCTTAATGCTTAATATTTATTTAATATTTAATATATTAAATAAATATTTATGATTATAATTAAGTTTATATTTAAATGTCATTAATAAAATCTATATTACTAATTAATTCATCAACCTTTTTGTTTTCAATCTTTTTATCTTTTATCAAATTAAAGAAGTTATTACCACTTAATTTATAACTGATAGGTTTTTTTGTATGACTATCTTTTTTCTCAATTGTAAAATAACAACCACTCCAATTAGTTATACATCTTTCAATATATGGAAGGAATGTTTTATATTTATATTTTTCATCTACCTTCTCTTTTGCTGTATCATCAAAATCAAATATGTTAGATATCTTTTTACGGTTCTGTTCTATATATGGTATTAATGTTTCTATATTTTTTCTATCTATTATAGTCTCATTGTCAAATGTATTTTTAATTTTCAATACATCAACAAACTTGTTTATTACTGATAACTTTAAGAAATGTCCTTTTATCATCTCTTTACAATTATTACTATCATAAAGTTCATCACAAATCAAATCAATATAACTTTTATGTTTCTCATCGTATGCTCTTTGTAAATATTGTCTTGTATGAGTATTTATATATCCATTATAAAAATTCTTCGCTTGTTCTTCTATTGATAAATCTTTCTTAATCATCTTTTTGTAAAAATATTTTTCTTTTATAAGTTTGTCATCGCTTGATGCTTTCATAAGTTTTTCTTTTAAAATATATTCTTCAATATCATTACAATCAATATCTAATATCTCATTGTATTCTTTAATCATCTTCTCTAAATTTTCATCTTTAATATTTTGTAATTCTTCTTTATCTTTTTTGTCTTGTTTCTTTGTAGTTGTTTTTTCTTTTGTTTCAACTGGTTTCTCATATTTGTATCCACATTTATCTAAAAATTTGTAATACATTTTTTCGTAATGTGTATTTGATACATACATTTCAAATAGATTAAAATAAATAATCTCTCTTAATGGTTTTGGTGTTTCATCAAATTGTTTTAATGTTTCATTCATCATTTGTAATGTATATGTTTTTTCATCATCTTTCTCTTCACTAATAAATTTATTAACCTCATCAATACATAGTTGTATCTTTTCTTTATTGTAATTTTCAAAGTTATCTAATGATAAGTAATAAATATCATCTCTATTTTTTTTCATATTACGTTTTGTTTCAGGTAATGAAAAATACATTTTATTCTCTTTAATATGTCTTACTCTCATCATCATTTGAAACATATCACGAACACTACAAGTTGGAAAGGGACACATCATATATACATTATCAAAATCATTTTTTACACTGTAAGAACATCCTATCGTGTTTGTTGGTGTTGTGCCTACAAATGAAGCATTTAACCACGTTGTATTAATTTGTTTGAGACTATCTTTAAACATTTTATCATCTCTTTTATAACCACCGAAATACATCAATGATTTATTAAATTTTTCAGGCATAAATTTACGACCAGCATCAATTAATTCTAATTGTTTTTTTGTTGAACTACATATATATGGTTTTTTATTGTTTGTAATTTCATTTATGAGTTGTTTTTCTAAATCTTCATACGTCAGTCTTACAGCATCTCTTTTTATAGGGGCGGTATTGTTTTTGATTAGTGTAATAGGTTGTTTGTATGATTTGATAAATCTAATAGTTCTATTTGTTAGAAAAGCATCAGCACATACAACTTTTTCAGCATTTTTGATTAATACATCTAACTTGTTATAACAATCTAAATATTTACTCTTCATAGTTGGACTACTAAATTGAGCGAGGATTGCTTCACTTTCATCTAAAAATATACATTGATAATTGTTATCAACATTTATTTTTTGGATACTTTCAACACTAATGATTATTTTGTTTGATTTTGAAATATTTATTTTATCTTTATCATTCTCATCTAATAAAGCATCTGTATAATTATCTATTTCAAACTCTTGACTAATAAATAATGAAAATGATACTCTTGGTGATAAAAATAAATATCTTTCATATTTTTTCTCTTTTATCATTCTTTTTATAGCGGTTGTTTTGCCTCTTCCTAAATAAGCATACAATATCATAAATTTATTATCATCTAAAATATTGTTTTCATCTTTTGTTCCTTCTTGACTTACAAATTCACTATGTTCTTCTATAACTTTAATGTCATCTAATTCTAAATCAAAATAAACTCTAAAAAGTTCTTCTTCTGTGTTGAAATATTCAGGATGTGCTTTTTTAGCAAGTCTTTTCAAAGTATTAATATTAAATGTTCTTCCATCTACTTTAAATTTATCAAATCCATTTATAATATTATCATCATTATCTGTTTTTTTACTTAATAAACTCCATTGCGTCCAGTCATCCTTAATACCATTTGACCCACGAATAGCAAAACCGATATTTATAAAATCTTGATATGATGGTGTATTATTAGGTATTAAATATAAATATCTTTTATATAAAGGTAGATTTTTTAAGTCCATATATGTCATATTCTTTTTTGACATTAAAGTGTTATCTTGTGTTAAAGTGAAATTAAAATTACTAAAATGTTCGGTTGATGTTTGTATTTTAGGTTCTTCGTCATCTTTTTTAGTTTGTTTTGTTTCTTTTTTATTGATTTGTTTTATTGGTTTCTTCATCTGTTCTGCTTTATTTTCAATCATCTTTTTAGTTATTAAAATTTTACTATTGATATTATGACATATAAGTGTATCTAATACATCAATATTTTTAGTTGGTAATAATTTAAATGTTTTGTATATCTTTGTTTGGTTGATACATCTAATTAATTGATAGTTAGCGTATGGATGTAAATCCATAATACCTTTTTGTTTTTCATCTTCAACAAAAAATAATTTATCAAACATTTTCTTCTCATTATCATTTAATGGATTTGTAAATCTATTGTTGATGTATATAATAAACATTTTTTGTTCTTCAACATTATTGAATTTAATAGATTGATAAATTAAATGGTTAGAAAATTTATTTTTTCTACTACTATTTAATATAACAATGTCTTCATCAGTTATGAATATATCAAAATCATTGATTAGAATATGTGCTATTGCTGTCATAAAAAATGTTCTTAGAAGTGTATCATCTTCTCCATCTTTAATTGTTGCTTCTAAATCAAAATACAATTTAGTCTCTACATTTGGTTTTATCATTTCATACATATTATGATTATCATTTAACAACTTTTTCAAATGGTCTATTTTTGTTTTTTTGATACAAAAATATTTTTTAGTAATTGCTCCTTCTTTTACAAGTTCATCTTTATCTATTGTATAAATATCTGCGTTTTGATGGTCTGTGCCTAATAAAAAGTAATCATCAATATTATCAATATCTTCTAATAATAGATTACGTTGATGATAAATTTTACAATACTTCTTAATGGTCTTAACTGCTTCTTCCTCGGGTCTATTCTTATAAGTTTGGTTTTTTGGTAGGACAATTTTAGGCATATTTTTTATATATATATTATATATAGAAAATAATTTTTAAAACATTTTTAAATTATTTTTTTAATTTTTAAATTTCTTATATATTTAAAACTTTTTTTTAGAAATTGCGGAGATAATATTTTATTATTATAAATATATTTGTAGATTTCTCCGCAATTTCTAAAAATCTATATATATAAATAATTTTATTATATATATATATATATATATCAATAATGAGTGCTTCAATAATAGATTTCGTAAATTGTCATACAGAAAATGAAGTAGGTGATACAAAATATATAAATGATAAATGTTTAAATGTAAAAGAAATTAATTGTGATAATGGATATGTTCAAAATACAATAAAAATGAGAAGTTTAACACCTGACACATATTTAGGTTTAGATGCTAATAATAATATGGTATCAAAAGAAACACCTATTTCAAGTAGTAGTCCTTATGCTATTCTTTCGGGAGTATTAACACCTCAAACTGTTCCTTCTGGCACAAATCAATTTTTAAATTTTGGTAGTTCAACTATTATAAGACGAAATAAGGTTGATATAGACCCTTCATTTCAAACTTTTACTATTAGTGAAGTTGGTGTTTATTTAGTTGATTTATCAATTAGTTGTGATGTTATAAATGGGATTGCTTCATTATCATTTTTTCTTAATGAATTCAGTCAATTTTTACTGGACCAAGTAAATGGGACTAATACAGATATACCGTGTGCTAAATTAACTTTAAAAGGTTTTATGAATGTTGTAGCAGGAACTCCATCATTTTGTCGTTTTCAAATATCAAGTCAATTCAGTGATTTAACATTTAGAAATCCACAACTATCTATTACTCCTGTTTAATTAAAATTATTTATATTTATAAAAAATTATATATACATATATATATATATATATAATGAGTTCGAGTATCATAGATTTCGTAAATTGTCATACTGAAAAAGAGAATGGTGATAACAAATATATTAATGATAAATTTTTAGATGTAAAAGAAATAAACAGTGAAGATATGTATGTATCTAAAAGTTTGAATTTAAAAGGCGTTGTTCCTGCTAATTCTGTATTAGGGACTGACGCAAATTTTAATATTGTAAGAAGCATAACATCAGTATCAACCCCTGCTTATTATTCTTATAATAATGGTATTGGATTAACATCAATAGGGGCGGGAAGCGGACCTGCTTTTCAATTTGGAGTTGGTGGGACAACATTAGAAGCAACCCCTAATATAACTTATACACTTGGTCTTTTACAAATTTTTGATGATGGTATATATTTATTCAATTTTTCGGCATTAGTCAGTGTTGATACAATCGCATCATCTGGAAGTTTTACTTTAACTTTTACAAATTATGCCGTAAATGATAGAATTTTTAATATAGGTCAAACTTATGGTTTTTCAAATGTTAATGATAGACAATTAATATGTGGTTCTTTTATTACCTCTTGCCGTGGTGTTTTTCCAGAATGGCGTTTAACAACTCTAAACCAATACACAACATCAAATGTATCACTAAGAAATATGAATACTTCAATTTACAAGATTTCTAACCTTCCTTAAAATTTATTTCAGTAATTTTTTTAAAATTTCTGTTAATCCTTTACCCTCTAATCCAGACCCGTATTTTTCTTTATTATAATTCGCCATCATTTCATTTGCTTCTTTTTCCGCTTTATTAATTAGATATTTATGATGTAATGCTTTTATTCCATAAACACCCGCAAGACCTGCTAAACCTAAAAGTTTATTTTTATGTTTTTTCAACCAGTCTGTTATTCCTTTACCTTCCATATTATTTTCTGTTAATCCTTCACCCTCTAATCCATAACCGTATTTTTCTTTATTATAATTCGCCATCATTTCATTTGCTTCTTTTTCTGCTTTATTAATTAGATGTTTATGATGTAATGCCTTTATTCCATAAACACCCGCCAGACCTGCTAATGTGCCTAAAATTGCTTTTTTATGCTTTTTCAACCAGTCTGTTATACCTTTACCAACCATTTTGTTTTTGTTTTTCCCCGCCCCTTGCTTTAATACATCTATTTTCGCTCCTGCGTCAGTAATAAACTTAATGAAAGTTTTATGTAATGAAAATTTAGGGTCTGCTAACATTTTTTCAACATCTTGTAAAATAAACTTTTCTAATTCAGAGTTTAGATTACCACTATATTTCAATAAATTCATAACAAAATTTTGACAGTTATATTTATGTGCTGAATATTCAACCAAATTTTTACCTACTGCTTTCAATGGTTTATAAAAAAAGTCATATACATTAACTGTATTTTTAATAGGAACATCCATAAAATTTGTCTTTTCACTATCTCTATTATCAACTGCTCCTATTTTCACTACCTCATCTTTTTCTACAATATGAGATTTATCATTTGACATAGTAAATTCTAACCATAAATGAAGTAAATCATCATAACTATGTTTTTTCATTGCGTCTTTCAAACCGCCTAATGTTAAAGCATTGCCTACAGTTGTAATGAATGATTTTATAGGTCTTCTCCCTACTCTCATTTTTGTTATAGTAAGGTCTTTATTTTGTTCTATAAATTTTCTAATATTTGGTGGATAATCCTTTCTACCTGTAAAAAATGCCTTAACAGTATCTACAATACCTTTACCTTTTGTTTTATAATAATATGGACTTCTTGTTCCCTCACCTTTTTTTACAGTATCTTTTATATATTGTGCTATAATTTCTTGTGCTTTCTTTTCTGAATTATCTTCTTCAACATCTTTTACCTTTTTAGGTCTTCCTCTTTTCTTTTTAACTGGTTCAGGTTCTTTTATAGGTTCAGGTTCTTTTATAGGTTCAGGCATTTTACGTGTTCCTCTCATATCTTTTGGTTTTGGTTTCTCTTCAACCTTAACAGTTGCTGGTGCTTTTTTCATTGATTGATTATAATCATCTATTAAATTTTCATCTAAATTATATTTAATAACATCATAGTCTTTTTTCTTTTTTCGTGCTGGTAGTTCTAATTCTTGTAATCTTTTCTCTAATTCTGCCTCTGCTTCATCTTTTATCTCTTTTGTGTTTTCCTCATCAACATATATATTTTTTGATAGGTTAATATTAACATTGTATAATTTTCTTAAATATATACATACCATAGGATATTTAGTTGTCATTTCTTTTGTTCCTTCTTGCTGTTCTGTGTGATAATCAAATTCACCTGTTTCAACAACATTAACACTTGTATCATCCGTTTCTTTTGATATTTTAATAAATTTGTTAAATGTTATGAAAGATTTATTTTTATCATCTCGTTGATACCTATTTGATATAATCATACATAATACACCTCCATCCTTCATCCCTTTTTCACTTGGATTTTTCAATAAATTATATGCTTGTGCTACAAAATCAACATCATATAAAGTTTTATCTACATATTTAACCTGTTCTCCTATAACATTACCTGTCTCTATATTTTTCTGTTCTAAATTACTAAATTTCATCTCTTTATATGCTGATTTAATAACTTTTTGTTGAATTCGTAAATTAAATGGTGGATTACCAAGAATATAATCATATTCATATCTACTTTCAAATGTCATAAAATCAGTATTATATACAAAAATGTTATCTAATCCCTTAAACAATAACTTTTGAAAATTATAAAATACATTGTGGTATTCATTACTATCTATCATAAAATTATCTTTGTTAGGACATATTTTTAATAAATTTGATATAACGCCACCAATTCCACTTGTGCCTTCTAATACAAATATTTTATTTCTTTTATCTTCTTTAATACCAGACATATCTATTATTGTTTTAACATTCTCTTTTGATGTAAAATTTGCTTGAAAATTAGTTATTTGTTGTTTATCTATTTTAAATGCTTTCAATATTTCACTTAGAGACGCTCCATTATCAAATAATTTTTTCATCTTCTTTTCTACTTCTTCATCATCATATTGATTTTTTGCGAGTTCTTGTAAATTAGGATTTCTATTAACCTTAAAATGACTATCATTACTAAACCGTTGTATTGATTTATTTGTTTCTTCAATTTTTTTACTAAAACTTTCTTTATACATTTGTCTCTTTAATTCTATTTCTGCTTTTCTTGAAAAATTGTCGCCTTCACTTTTTCGTTTTTCTAATTCTAAATTATATGCTTGTATGAATTCATTGTTTTCATTAGACATATAATTTTCAAATGATAATTTAGGTTGTAAAAGTTTCTCTTCAAATACATTTATATTTTCTTGTTTATTAAACATCATATCCCATATATATGTATCTCTACTATAATGACTACTTCTTGTTGGTATAATTTCTTGTATATCAAAATATTGTGATGTAATTTTTTTACTTTTTTTATCTTTAATAATATTAAAAACTACCTTCTTTATTCTCTTGTATTTAAGTGTTTTAATATTATTATTCATAATTTCATCTGCCTCTTCAATCCATTTTTCTAAATTTATTTTATCTGTTTTAGATTTTAGTTTTTCTTTTTCTTCACCTTTTAATTGCTTTTTGTATTTTTCTAAATATTCTGCTTGTTTATCTACTAAATCTTCAGGACAATTAATAATTTCATATTTTTGTTCTTCACCATCTTTTTTCTCACCTCCAATATTTTTTGAATGAATGTCTGCTGTTATTAAACAATAAATATTTACTAATGACTTCTGCTTTTTTTTATGACTATCTAAACGAACCGCACGAGCGATAATTTGTTCTGATATAGCATAGTTCCAATATGGTTGAATAAAAATGAAATTATTTGTTTCTTTAAAACTAATACCTTCTTTTATTGCTTTACTAAAAACTAATAACTGTATTTTATCTGTATTATATAATTTTATTCCTGCTTGTTTTTCTTTTATATTTTCACTACCTGTTATTTCAACCACATTAAATCCTTCATCTGTTAATTTTTTCATCAATATCAATATTGCTTTTTCCATAAACTCAGCATATAATAGTGTCTTTTCATTAGGGCGTGATTTTAAAAAATCTAAAATCCAATCACATTTTTCATTCATACCTTCATTTCTACTTATTTGAAAATAAGGGTCTTCTTTCGGTGGTAGCATATGAACTTCCGCCCAAATAGGTATAAAATGATATTTCTTTCTCGGAAAATCTGGGTCATTATCCTTTAATCTAAAAAATGAAATTAAACCGCCATAATATCTATCAAATTGTTTATCATCATCTCTTATTAGTGATAATTTATTTTTATCCATATCAACTAAAGGCGACCTTTTATAACCAATACCGATCAACGCCTCAATATCATCTGGACTATTACAAAATAATGTGCCTGTCATCATAATCGTTCTTAAAAATGTATTCTTATTTTGTAATAACAAATCTGCTACTTTATTACCTAATAGAGAATAATTACCTGTTTTCTCCCATTTTCTCGCACTAACTTTATTACTTATTTCTCTTGTCTTAAAATTTCTTAAATTATGTGCTTCATCAACTATTAATAAACTATTAGGTTTAATATCAACCTTGCTTAACATCATTTGTTGATATGATACAAATTTATACACATATTCACCTTCCTCATTTTTTCGTCTCGGGTCTAAACCAACTTCATACATTTTCATAATAGTATTAAAAACTAAACTTGAGGGTAGTAAAAAATAAACGTATGATTTAGGATTTAAATTTATAAATTGTTCTCCACAATTGATTGCTATTAATGTTTTACCACTTCCAACACCATAATACAAAATAACTAATTCATTTGTAGAAATACTCCAATCTTCAATAAATTTTTGTTGATATGGTCTAAATTTAAAATATGGGTTCTTATTTGATTTCACTAAATCAAAAGTTGAAATATCTTCATCATAAGGTATAATTTCTGGATTTTGATGTTTCACATCTTCTGCCTTAAATATATCTATCCATTTCTTAATATTGACTTCTGTATATCTATCAATAGTTTTTTTATTTGTTTCTCGTTCATCTCTTCTTTTTAATAGAGCAATTTTGTATTTTCTTAATTCTTCTTCTTGTTTTTTAGTATCTTCTTTTTGTTTTTTTACTAATTCTATGAGTTGTTCCTTTGTCATATTATCTAATAACTCATTATTCTCATCATTATGGTCTGCTCCACCTAATAATACTCGTTTAAGTTTATCTAACATAGTATATATATATATATATTATATTATAAAATAATATTTATGAATAAAATAAATTATATTGTTTATCTAAATAACCAATACTTACAACATCGAAATTAAACGTGTTAATATTTGATGCTGTTTGTAATGATATACTTTGAATAGGTGCTAATGTATATCCTGCTGATGTGTCTCCTGTAGGTGATGCTACTAATTTATTAAATCCAATACTCCATAAATCACTTCTAACATTCATAGGGTTCATTTTAAATTTTTGTTGTCCTATTTCTTGTCCTTTTCCTAAATTTGATGTTGTTAATGTTGTTATTGTGTCAATAGCATAAATTTTATAAAAATATCCTGTTTGGTTCATTACTGTTGCTGGATTTGAATAATTTATTCTTGTCCTAAATGTATTCGGTGCTGTTGCTGGTGATGTTGTTATTTGAAAATATAAACTTCCTTCACTTGATATATTTGTTAATATTGTATTAAAACGAATAACACACCAAAAACTTTCTAAATCTTGAAAAGTCAAACTACTTAAATCAACTGGTATATACCATCCTATTTTATTTGTATTTACTAAACTCTTAGTAAAATTCCAATAATTGCCTGTTGCTGATTGAACTGGGTCAATTGTTGCGTTATCTCCACCTTTCCACATTAATTTTTCGGTAGGTGTTAAATTATTCCAAACAACATTATAAACTGTTGTAGGTATCCAATTATTACAATTTATTGCTCTCATTAATGATGAATTAGCGTATGTCTGTAATGATGTTGTTTGTGTTTGTAATTGTGTAATGTTGCTTGTATTTGTAGTTATATTACTTGTATTAGTTGCTATATTACTTGTATTAGTAGTTATATTACTTGTATTAGTTGTTATATTACTTGTATTAGTTGCTATATTACTTGTATTAGTTGCTATATTACTTGTATTAGTTGCTATATTACTTGTATTTGTGTTTGTTAATGCTCCTATACTATTTATTGTCGTTCCTTGATTATTAACATCAACTCCCAAATTATTAATTGAACTTGTATTTGTTGTGATTTGACTTTGTAATGATGAAACACTATTTGAAGTATAAGTTGATAAATTATTTAAATCTCCTTGTAAATCTATTATATCATTTGTATTATTTGATACATTAGTTTGTAAAGTGCTTATATCAGTTGTATTATTTGATACATTAGTTTGTAATGTTTGTATAGCAAATGTATTTGTTTGAACTTGTCCTTGTAATGTAGTAATATCTGTTTGTGATTGTTGAGATATTGTTGTTAAATAATTAATGTCTCCTTGTTGAACTGATACTTGACCCTCTAATGTTCCTACCCGACCATTTAAAGTATTAATATTATTTGTATTAGTTGTAATATCACTTCCTAAATCGTTTATTTGTCTTTGTAATAATCCGTCTTCTTCTTGTAAGTCTAACACATTTTGATTTAATGTGTTTATTTGTGATTGTTGAGAAATTGATATTGAATTTAGAGAATTAATAGAAACTCCTAAATTATTTATTGTTGAACCTTGAGAATTAACTAAAACACCCAAATCATTAATTGAACTTGTATTTGAATTTACTGAAACTCCTAAACCATTTATTTGAGTTTGTAAAGAACCAATTTCACTTCTTACGGGCATAACTTCACCATTTAAATAAATAAAATTATTTTCTGTATCAAAATATAATTTATCACTTGTTATCGCTCCATTAACTGAATTATCTGTAAATAATATTTGTTGATTTGTTGATGTTTCCCCTGCTCCATTAACCCAAACATTAGGATTTGACGGACTTATATTATCTATTTCTTGTTGTAAAATATCTATTTGTGTCTGTGTAGCAACTAATACATTATTTTGATAAATTGTTTCACCATTTAGTTCTTTTACATCTAAAAACTTATCGTTTATATATTTAGTATTCCCTAATTCTTTTTCTGTATGACAATTGACAAAGTCAATAATAGAAGCACTCATTATTATATATAATATAGTATATATAATAATTTATTTATAAAATGAAATTTTTTAATTTAAAGTAAAGAATGTTTGAGTTGAGATTTAGAAGCATTAGCACCACCGCTCATAGCACCGCCAGAAGCACCGAACCCAACACTATTAAGAGCATTAGCGACACCTTCGTGATGTTTTCCTAAGTAATCTTTTACGTGTCCTCTAAGCATCTTACCAGTTGAACTATCATAAAACGCTTTAACGTGTGGTAGGATATGTTTAGCGTGTGATATAATTTTAGATAAACCACCATCAAATAAACCTGTTCCATTAAGTTGAGGGTCTCGCATAAAATCACTATGAACCATATTATTTTGTTTATGTGCGTTAATCGCATCGCTCTCGCTTAATGGACTGTATGAAATAGCGCTAAGATTTGTGTCCCAAAGCGATATAATATTGTCATACGCCATCACAGTCATCAAATCATAAGTTTCACAATTAGGGTCAAAATTTTGAACGCTTACAAAAACTTGAAATTGAGTTCTGTAAGAAACCATAGGACATAGATTACGACGAAGAGAGATATTACGCCCAAATTCAAGACGCACACACGCACCAGATGGAGTAAAGGTAGTAGGTAGATAATCACCATTTCCATCAACAGCATTAAGTCCATAAGGTAGAGGGAGACCATTAAAGATGGCGTAGTTATCAACTAAACCATTTTCAGCACACATTTTGTATATATCGCAGGTTTTTGAATTTGACAGAAGGGTAGCACCATCAAAATTTACCTGAACGTTTGTAATTCGTGTAAAATGGTCTGAGCGTTGAGAACCGTCAATTGTAGAAGTAGCAGGTGTTGAACCTCTATTATTATACAACATAATATTTTGAGTTGGTTTTACAGCAATAAGGACAGCAGTAGGAATGCGTGATACAGTTATTACAGGTGAAGGTAGAACATTTACAGGAGGCACAGGGGACGAATAAGGCACATTAAAGGTTTGAGGCATTCTTTCAATAGATTTAAGAGGATAATATACGAGGTTAGGCACAGCGTCCATATTGGTTGATACAGTAATATAACGAAATTCAGGTTGTTGAACTTGAACGTCAATATTTGTAATGTTTAGAACGTTTCCACCAGAACGATTACGACTAAATGAAAATAGACGTTGTCCTAAAGCACCAGCGAAAAATGTAAGGTCAAGGTTCATTGAGGTCAAGTGTGTTAAACCATAATCACCACCACCGCCAGAAAGATTGATATTACTTTTCAATGGAGAAAGAGGTATATAATCTTCAAGAGTAATGATGAAATCAAATTCAGTAGCACTATTTTTAGATACACTAAAAGGCACAGTATTTCTCGCCATAACATCTTCACTACCACCTTCTTTAAAACCATTTAAAGCATTACGAGCACTACCTACAAGACTATCATTATTTATACATTGGTCTAAAAAGACAGGAGATAATTGACTTCTATATTTTTCAGGAGCAACAGTGTTATATCTTTCAAGCATATCAACAACTGAACCGATAGTCATACTGTAAGAACTACCACCGAGAGTGATTGTAGCAGTATTTATAATTTTAGATAGAGCATTAGAACGAGGAGCAAAACATCCATATTCATAAATAGGTCTATTAGGTTCAAGTGTTCCATTAGTATAACTATTACCTGATACCTTTACACTAAATTGTTGTCGCCATAGAATTTCTTTTTGAACTACATTGAATTCATTAGGAATTTCAAGTTTGACACTAATAGCACTATTACTAAATGTATTTGTTTGATTTAAATTAATCGCCAAAAGGTTAGATGGTTTTTGAACTACTACCGCGGGCACTGTAAAGTCAAGCAACCCCTCACGAACCTCAATAATGTTATCGGTCAATGGAGCAGGAATAATATTACTCATTTATATATATATTATAGTATATATATTTTTTTTTAGAAAGAAATTAAAATTAAATATATCTATATCTATATATTTAATATTATTTTAAAGAATAAATTACTAAAATTTTCTTATATTAAAGTTGTGGTTTTGGGATAAAATGCTAATTTTAAATCTAATGGTTGCCCTGTAGGAATTACTAAATCATAACTTATATTATAGTTTGAAATCCACGATACAGAAACTTGAAAATCTTTTAAATCTTGATTTGTTGTTATATCTATTAATCTAATTTGAGAAATTGAAGACGTTTGATAAGTGATAAAATTATTATTATAAGCAAAATTATCTATATCCACTTGTATATCTGTCAAAATCGGTCTTAACGGTCGAACACCAGCAATAACATTATTACTTTCTAATGAACCATCGCTCGTAAGTTGATTGAGATATTCTAATTTAGTCGCTATACCATAATTAATCGTAAATACTATTTTTGTTAAAGCATACCACATATTTAATGAAGATTTCCACGATGGTATTTTAAGTATATTATTATCTAATGTATATACATAATCTAATTTTGACACTGTATTTCTAAAAATTAAATTTACATTACCATATCTTAAATCTGAAGCGAAATATATACTTGGATTTTGAAATAAATCTTGTAATAAACCATCCGTAAAAAATTCAACTCTTGCTCTTTGTGTATATGTCGGTGTCCCGTCAGGTAGATATGTTGTTATAGGGTCTTGAAGCATATATCTTTCATCAGCGTTAAAATTAAATTTACTATTATTTACATCAAATGAATAATATGGTATATTAGTCCATAAAGAAACATCTACTCCTAACGCCTGACATCCAACTCTAAATTTACCCCACATATCAATTATTGTTTGATTTATTGAAGTTAATAAGGTTTGAACATCATAAACAAAATAATAGGTTCTATTTGTCGTAAAATCTTGAACTCCATTTATAACAGATGGAACAGCACCTCCTTTAAATTCGGGTTGATATATAACATTATCACTTAAACTAAATATAATATCTCCTGCTATATTTCTATATGCGAGTGAAACTATATATAACAATTTATTAGGATTGGTATTTATACTACCATCTATATTGAATTTTGCGAGAGGAACAATTAAACGGGGGGCATCTGAAATAGGGATTAATGCTCTTTGAACTCCTATAAAATAATCATCTGCTTTTTTTAAAAAGGGTGCTTCGTTAAAAATTTCTAATATACTCGGTTGCTTATTTACATCTGCTGGTTTTGCGGTCAGTTGATTATACCCAATTAATTGTTGAACGTTAAAATACAATGGAGATTTTGTATGTGAATTCATTATATATATATATATTATAATAGATAAAAATTAAATAAAATTAGTTAATTGTAAAATTAATTCATCATTTTTTTTATAATCCTTTTTACTAAATTGTTTTTGAAACTGTTCCATATTCATATCGTCTCTTAATAAAAAATATATAGCATATCTTCCACATACAGCACTATCATTTTGTTGAAATTGAAACTCATTATATTCAATTCTATAAGGTGAATTTAATAACAAATATGTTAATTGTTTAAAATCTTCTTTGTATTTCTTTCGTTTGTAAGGGTCAATTTCTAATAAATTATCATCTATAAATCGTCCATAACTGTCAAATACATATATTACATTTTTTTGTTTATCTTTTCTTATTGCTATATAATGTCCTGATTTTGTATTATTAGAAAAATCCCAGAAATAAAGAATAACTAATTTGTTAAAAGGATACATCGCCTCTTCAATAGTATCATATTTTAAAAGTTCATCGTATGCTAACACTTTTACTTTACAATCTAATGCTTTTATTATCTCATCACCATTTAATGCCCTATTCATAATATATAATAAGGATATATTTATATTTTAGAATTTGCGGAGAAATCTACAAATATATTTATAATAATAAAAAAATATCTCCGCAAATTCTAAAAAATGATTTTAAAAAGTTTTAAATTATTAATTAGAACCTAATATATACATTTCTCTTTCTCCCATTATAATCATTGGTGTCATATTAAATATACATACCCATCTACCTTTCATACTTAATATTTTTTTGATATTTTCTTTTGAAATACCTAAATATTTGTTAAGAGCGTTTTTATGTTGAACTGATACAGAATTTAAAAAGAATACAAATGAAGAACAACTTAAAAGCATAACCTTTGTTGTTTGTCCATCAGTAGCACAATGAACCGTTTGAACGATACTAATATGTTTCTTTCTCGCATTTTGAATAGAACTATTCATAAGGTGATATAATTTTTTCTTTAAAAATCCATTTTCTCTGGTATTTTCTAAACAGTCTATATCATCAAATGCTAATAATGAATGGTCGGGTATATCACTCCATTCTAATTCACTCTCAACAAACTTATCTAATGGTATTCTTTTTACTAAATCATCTAATAGTTTATCTGTATTACTTTCACTTAACAAATACACTTTATTATCCTTATAAATTTTCTTATAATTTTGTATATATTGTTTCAAGTAATAACTTTTTCCTGCTCCTGCCTTAGCACTCACCATAACAATATTGGTCTGTGTCGGGTCATTTGTTGGTAGTTCTTCAAAATATTCATCATCACTTAATTTTATATGTGTTGTTATATTGTCCTGTTCTTTTTCATTATGATATGTTTTACAGCAATTATCGCAACATTTCTTTTTACATTTCTCAACATTACAATTATTACAACATCTCTTCTTTTTATCATATAAATATATAACCTTACCATTATTACCTCCTTTTTTACTTTTTATAACTGCTAAACGTTTCCCAGTTTCAAACGAAAATGTATAATTATCTTCCATTTTATTATATATATATTACATAATAAAATAAATATATTAAAAATTAAAAAAATATCTAAAAAATATATTAAAATATATTAAAGTATCATCCCTGCTAAATCACCAACGATAGGTATGTCTTTTAAAAAATCAAAAATACCTGCTCCCGCCATTTTACAATCACTACAATCATAACCCATTCCTTCTAACATACCTTTATGTTTTTTTATAATAGTATCAATTCCTGTTTTATTATCTCTATGTTTTTCTAAATCTTTAAGTAATGTTTTCATTTTTCTTAAATGTGCTTTATCTCCACCTCTTAAAGTTCCTCTTGTTTTTGATGCTAATTTATCTTTTTTGAATAATGTAGGATATTTAATGGCGTTAATTTTATCTTTCAAATTTTTTCTTTCATATTTTTTAATAACACTTTTACTTGTATTAGGCGGTAGCATTTTTCGTCCTCCTTGTATATCATCTAAAATAAATGGTTCTTCACCTGAACCGATACTATACATAGGAAGCGGTGCGCCACCACTCAAATATTCATTTACTGATAAAATAGGTCTGCTTACTGTTTCATTCATATTTGTTAAACCTGTATTAGTGTAATATCCTACTGGATAACCTAAAAGATTATAATTATTACCTCCACCTATTTGATTTATACCTGCTCCTAATTGATAAAGTCCTGATTTATACATATATATATACTATATTAAGAAATTAAATATTAGAATTTATTTTATTATTGTTATCAGTAATATATGCCTTTAAATGATTACATACATCAATAATACTCTCAATATTACCTAATATATGCTTATATTGTCCGTCTAAACTTGTATCAATAACTAAATTTGAAACACTATTTTTATTTTTGTTTTTAATATGTCGTTTTGACTTATAATGAGTGTATATATAATTTATTTTATGTTCTGTTCCACATTCTAAACATTTTTT